GTCGTGTATGAAGAAGAGTTTCAACGAGCCGCAGATGAGGACGAAGATCGTGTGTCACTCAAGCTGCAACCTAGTATTCAGTATTTGAGAGTCTAATGGCTAGATATGCTTCAGGTAAAGATGCATTTGGCATATCAGACCGGTCAGGTTTTCGTTACCGGTTAAGAGACATGCGAGAAGAATGGAACGGTTCACTTGTTGGCTTTGATGAGTTTGAGGAGAAGCATCCTCAGTTAGAACCAAGTCGCGTGGTCGCAGACCCTCAAGCTCTTCGTAACCCTAGGCCAGACACTAGAAACATATTCAACGAAATAATTCGTTTTCCAATCTTTAACATTAACACTCTTAGTCATGAACTGTTGCCCTTTGCCAAAGGGGCAGTTGGGACCGTGACTCTTGGTGGAGATGTTGTCACTCCCATTACATCTGAGATCACAGGAGTATCTGCAACTGGTGCCGTGGGTACTGTTACGGCATCTGGTACTGGCGGCGTCACGATTGCAGCGACATACACTGTCACAGTTGCCTCTTATCTTGGTTATAATAAATATTACATTGACGGAGTCAGACAAGATACTGTTAGTCTGTCAGAAGGCAGCACATATAGATTTGATCAGTCTGATAGTAGCAACTCTGGTCATCCGCTAAGATTTTCTACGACCTCTGGTGGCACTCACAGTGGAGGATCTGAGTACACTACCGGTGTTACCACTTCTGGCACTCCAGGCAGTTCAGGCGCCTATACACAAATTACAGTGGCTTCAGGTGCTCCAACATTGTACTACTACTGCACAAATCACAGTGGTATGGGCGGACAGGCGAACACACCATGACTTATACATATACAGAGTTAAAAACAGCCATAAAAGATTACACTGAGAATCAAGAAACCACCTTTGTATCACATCTCTCAGACTTCATATTTACGGCTGAAGAACGCATATTCAAAAGCGTTGACTTAGATTTCTTTCGTAAAAATGTAAATGGGACTACCACATCAAGTAATCAGTTCTTGGCAGTGCCCACGGACTATCTTGCGTCGTTCAGTCTTTCAATCGTTAACTCTGGGACCAAAGAGTTCTTACTTCAAAAGGATGTAAACTTCCTACAGGAGTATAGTCCTGACACCACAGCTACGGGTGTTCCCAAGTATTATGCGCTGTTTGATTCAGACAACTTCATACTGGCGCCTACACCAAATGGTGCTTATACCGCAGAACTTCACTATTACTATCGACCAAGCAGTCTAACGGTTAGTCAGTTTTTGCTCACGCTTAGTAGCGTGAGTGGCACTTTTCAAGCTGGCGAGACCATAACAGGCGGCACAAGTGGTGCAAGCACTACGATTGCGTCTGTAGCTACGTCCACAACATTCAACATCGTAATACCAAGCACAGATCTTTCGGTTGGTGAAACAGTAACTGGTGGCACCAGTGGCGCCACAGGAACCGTCGTGTCTACAAGCTCTGACACAACCATGACTTGGTTAAGCGAAAACGCACCAAACGCTATTTTGTACGGCAGTTTGGTTGAGGCATATACCTTTATGAAAGGTGAGCCGGATGTCATGAAGATGTACAGCGACAGGTTCTCTGAATCGTTGATTAGGTTGAAAGATTATGCAGAGGCAAGAGAAAACGCCGATGCGTACAGAGACGGGTTGGTAAGAAGAGTCAGAACATGAATGTTGCCATTGTGGGGCTTGGGGGCAGTTATGCTGATTACATAGCTGCTCGAGTTGCTTCTTATGAGTTTGATGAAATATGGGGCATTAATTGCATCGGAGGCATCATTCACGTTGATAAGACTTTTATGATGGATCCGGTGTCTAGGTTTCTAGATTCGGAAAACGCGGGGTCTCAAACTGGCATTGCTCGTGAGTTTTTAAAAACAAACAAAAAACCCATCATAACTTGTCAGTTGGATAAGCGCGTGAAACACCTTGAATTGTACCCACTCAAGGAAGTAGCGACAGATCTAAAGTTTTGTTATTTCAACAACACCGTTGCCTACGCCGTTGCTTATGCAATTTGGTCAAAGGTGACTAAGATTTGTCTGTATGGCATAGATTATACCTACAAGAATGTAAGCATGGCTGAATCTGGTCGCGCTTGTGTTGAGTTTTGGTGTGCCATCGCTGTTTCAAGAGGCATCAAGATAGAGGTGGCGAGTCGATCTAGTTTGTTGGACACAAATGTACCCGACAACGAGAAGCTGTATGGGTATCACAGATTGGATGATCCGTTGGTTCAGACAGTTCAAGACGGCAATTTGTTGATAACGAAGCAATCAGAGATAGAACCGCCAGAGCCTGTTGAATCAGATCCGATCATTTTTGGGAGGCATGACAATGTTTGAAGTGAATGTGGCGTCAATCGGTGCGGTAGATGTTGTTACATCTGATAATGGTGGGTTATCAAATGATCAGATTGCCGACATGGCAGCAAACAAGATCATGTATGTTTCTAACGAAGCACCAGAACCCATCCGTCTCCAGGCTGAAGCGTTTAAAGATCGAGTCCGAAATTTAGTTCAATATTATGTGGAGTTGGCTCGGAAGGAGGAACGTGCTACAATTTGCGCGAAAGTTCGTGAAGCCGGTCAACATGAGTTGGCTGATGCTATAGGGAGACTGTAATGGCGATATCACAAGCAATGTGCACAGCGTTCAAGCAAGAGCTGATGCTGGGCACGCACAATTTTGCGACAAATGGGAACGCTTTTAAGCTGGCTCTCTATGCAGAAAGTAGCGGCGGTAAGTCCAGCACTACAGCTACACTGGGCGCGACAACTACAGCGTTTACGACTACCGGTGAAGTAGCGTCTAGTGGCACATACGCCACGGGAGGCGGCACCCTTACAAAGGTTGCTCCCACCACTTCTGGAACGACAGCGTTTACTGATTTTGCGGATCTTAGCTTTACTACGGCAACCATCACTGCGATGGGCGCGTTGATTTACAACAGTACCAACAGCAATAAAGCTGTTGCTGTGTTGGACTTTACGTCTAACAAAACATCAACGTCAGGCACTTTCACCGTTCAGTTCCCAACAGCAGATGCCAGTAACGCCATTATCCGCATAGCGTAATGGAGTAGTTCATTGGCAAACATCACGGGTTGGGGTCGAGGTACTTGGGGTCAGGGTGCTTGGAACCAAGCTATACCCGTCGTTGTTACTGGTGTTTCTGCCACAGGAACTATTGGTTCTGAGGCCGTAGTTGCCTCTTGTTTGGTCTCCGTAACAGGGTTATCGGCAACAGCCGCAGCAGGGGTTGCTCCTGTAGACGGCACATCTCTTGTTTTGCCCACAGGCGTAGCGGCTACAGGAACTGTTGGTTCAGAGACTGTAACAGGCACATCTCTTGTTTCTCCCACAAATGTTGTAGGCACTACCGCTCTAGGTGAAGAGCAAACGAATTGTTCTGCAAATCTCACCGGTGTAGGCGTAACTGCAACGGTCAGCTTTGGTGACGAATCTGTTACCGCAGGGGCATTGGTCGCTGTCACCGGCGTTGCTGGCACAAGCGCATTGGGATCCGAGACTGTCACTGGCACTTCGGTGCTTTCCCTTACGGGGCAAGCGGCTACTGGCGCAACAGGCACAGTTACCTTAGAATCCAAGTATTTAGTTACAGGGGTTACAGCAACAGCAAATGCTGGTATAGTTCTCGTCTATACGAGTATTGTGCCTAGCCAGACTCCTAATTGGACGGATATAACGACAGCATCTCCATCCTGGTCTGATGAGACACCCTCGCAGAATCCTGATTGGACAGAGATAGCGGCGTAGGAGCAATACATGGCTAGTTCGTTTAGTACAAATTTGGGCATTGAGAAACCTGCCACAGGGGAGCTGTCAGGTTCTTGGGGTGATGTCACAAATTTCAACTTCGACATTTTTGATAGAGTCACGGGCGCCACTGATTTGACGGCGTCCGATCTGACAACAGATCTCACCATCCGTGCCGCATCGCCAACATCTGGTCAAAGCAATGTGCAAGTCGGCATGTTTTCGGTTATCAACCTTAAAGACAGTGGTTCAGATTTGGGCGGCACCAACGTGGTGACTATCGCCCCGAATACGGCTACCAAGTTCTTTGTAATCAAAAACTCTCTTTCTGGAAGTCGTAGCGCGACCATTCAACAAGGCAGTGGAGCTACGGTTTCTATTCCAAATGGCACAACGGATATCGTGTTTTGCGATGGTGCTGGATCAGGTGCAGCGGTTACGGCAGTTGGTTCTTCGTTCAATGTAGCCGACAACACAGAGGTGGCAGGGCAGGCCACCGCTTTAGCAATCGCCCTTGGATGATAGGAGTACAGCATGGCAAATGATGCTTCCGTAACGATACAGGCGACAGTTTTGCCAGACGAGATTGCCAAAACTTTCTCGGCGAGTATGACTGTCACCCCAGAAGACGCTAACGATAAGTGGTATTACAAGAAAACCAGTGTATCTAATTCAAGCACTGATCTTATCGCTGGTAACTATACAGACTATACGGCTGTGGACGACGACACTGCGCCAACGGCTGTGGCAACTGGTGACAAGGTTAAGTTCTTATTCATCAAGAATGTCGATACGAACAGTCGTAGCATCTACATCGTCTTAGATGCAGGGACTGCATCTTCTAGCGCAACTGATGGCATCACCATCGGCCCAAGCGAGGCTTTTGCCGCTAGACTGCCAAACACGACAGTTGCCGACATTCACGCTATTTCGTCTGCATCCACCGCAGAGGTCATCGTATGTGCTTTGCTTGACGATGTAGGATAGGGGTAGATCATGGCTAATACCTTCAAAAACAAGGTGTTTAACGGTGATAGCAGCAGTGCCAACTCTGACATGGCTGTCTATACCGTGCCAAGTTCTACCACTACGGTTGTAATTGGTCTGACGTTGGCGAACACCTCTTCATCTCAAATCACCGCTGACATCAAGCTCAACGCGGGTGACATGGTGTTCCTGGCGAAGGACATACCTATTCCTGCGGCATCCAGCTTTGAATACATGGCCGGCAACAAGATCGTGATGGAAACGGGTCACAGTCTGATCGTGCAGTCTAATACGGCGAATAGCCTCGATACCGTGGCGAGTATCATGGAGATCACCTGATGCCCTTTATTGGTAACCCACCGTCAACTAGCTTTCAGGCTCGACCTGCTACGCAAGAGTTTAATGGCGACGGTTCAACTACGACGTTTACGCTGAACCAAACGGTTACCCAAGAGGACATCGTTGTATCTGTAGATGGTGTCGTACAAGAAAGCGTCGATGCTTACACTGTCCCTAACGGCACGACGTTGACCTTTACCGCCGCCCCATCCAGCGGCACTGGCAACATCTTCGTTATATATCTGGGTACTTCTGTGGGGTCTGTTACTCCTGCCGCACAGAACAAGGGTAACTTCAAGGCTGGCGGGTTGTTCCGCGTCAACGCACAGTCGTTGACCGCTGACACAACCATCCTTGCAACTGAGAACGCAAACGTGACAGGCCCGTTCACTGTAGCCAGTGGCGTGACCCTGACCGTTGAAAGCGGCGGGACATTGGTGACGCTATGAGTACGTTGAAGGCAG